GTGGCTGATCAGTTACTGGGCTTGTTTCGTTCTCGTGGGATGTTGCCACAGCAAGCGTTTGAAGAAAAAGCGGGACTGGTTGGTAAGGTAGAGTCACAGTTAAATAAGACAGGCATCATTGTAGCTAACTTACAAAGTAAGTTAGATAAAATATTTGGCACAAACAACACCTCATTCCGTAACATTATGATTGACGGCGACTCTAATACTCAAGTCGAAGCGATGAACCTTTTGTACGGATTTTTAACAAAGGACAAAGGTTTTGTTGAGGCAGCAGCAGCCGAGGCCAGAAGGTTAGGACAGAACTTTGATGCCAACAGCGCAACAGATCTAGCAAAATTCTTGCCTGATTTTATGAAATCTGACGCAATAAAAATGCGTTCGCAAATTGATTTGCTTTCAAGGTCGATATCACGGTCTGACTTTGTGCAGGGCGGCATGATACCTGACGTTGAAAACATTATAACAAACAACCTACAGAATTATATGCGCCGTAAGTTCGCAGCATTTGAAGATCCCAACTGGTTCCGTAGTGACAACGAAGCATTCACCACGGCTTACGAAAACGCAGTTAAGTTTTACAGAGAAAGCCCGGAGATTGCAGAAGACCTGTATACGAAGTTGGTAGGTCCTATACCTGAAAACTTCACTGTTGGTGTAGGAGTCAACCGTCGGATGACTGACGCATCCGCAAGGGAGATGATGGATGCTTTTGTTAAACGGTATGAAAAGCCATCCAAGCCTGTGGCGCAAGATGGCACAGTTACCCGGTCAGTTAAAGACAGGCTTCGTACCTCGTTACTTACGAAAGAAAAGCTAAACGAACCTGCTCTTCGGGCGGTGCTGGGTGAAGTTAAAGATCCAATGGAAGCTTTTGTTAGTACCGTTAACGACTTGGCAGAGTTCCGGGCTGTTGATTCATACTATCAGTATCTTGCCAATAACTTTTTGGATCAGGGCGATGAATTTATAAGTCAAGGAACATTTGATAATTTAAATATTACAAAACAGTCAGAGTACAGAAAGCTTGATTCTGGGGGAGGTGATCAAGACGTAGCTTTTGGAGCCCTGCAAGGATCTTGGGTAAAAAAACCTATCTACAATAATCTTACTAACTTGACAATGGCACAGGGCACCGCTCTTACAAACGCAACTAGACTTACCTACGGAAACTTTCTTCGCGGTAAAGGTTTGGTGCAGTTTGCAAAGACGGTTCTGTCTCCTATTACTCAAGTCCGTAATGTAACAACTGCCAGCCTGTTTGCAGCAGCGCAAGGTAATATAGGAAGAGGAGCCAACTTAGGCGAGTCCATAGGGTTGGTTGTTGACAACATATACAAGGGTGAGATCCCACGTTTAGCTAAAGCTATGGGGATATCCAATGATCAGGCTCGTGGTGTTTACTTCAGAAAGCTACAAGAGCTTGGAGTTGTTGGAACACAGGCGCAGGTTCGAGAGATTGATCGTCTTCTCGAAGAAGGTTTTGGTGGCAGCTTAAAGGCAGAGCTTGATGAGCTTGGAGTTTCTGTCGGCAGAGACAAGGGTGTTATACGAAGGACTTTGGGTAGGAGCAAGCTTGGACAGTTCCTTGATTCAGCCGTTATAAAGCCGGGACAAAGAATAACTAAGGGAGCAAGGGACGCATATCAGGGCGGCGATGATATATGGAAAATATATAATTTTGAGTTTGAGCGTAACAAACTTATATCTGCTCTGGGTTCTGAAACAGATGCTCTAAAGTACGCAACAGAAATGGGTTTTAGAAGCGTTGATGAGTACGCGGCAGACATTGTTAAAAATGTAGTGCCTAACTATGAGCGTGTGCCAGAAGCTATTAAGCTTTTACGGAAAGCACCGCTTGGCAACTTCATAGCATTCCCTGCTGAAATCATTCGTACCAGCGCGAACACACTAAGGTACGCTGTTAAAGAACTCCAATCATCAAATTCTAAAGTCCGTGATATTGGTATGCGTAGACTTATGGGGTTCACTGCAACAACTGCCGTTGCCGCGCCAGCGGCGCAAGGTCTTGGCATGTATTTAGGTGGTGTTGCTCAAGAACAAATGGATGCTCTGCAAAGAAGAGTTGCCCCTTGGAGCAGAAACTCCACTCTTATCCCGACATCTGTTAAGAAGGGCAAAGACGGCAAGAACTATGTAACAGGGTACGTCGATTACAGTTACCTTAACCCATATGACTACTGGCAGCGTCCTGCCCGTGCAATTTTAAACGCGGTCAACAAGGGCGAGATAGATAAGTTAGACGCAGACAAAGTGGTTTTGGATGCTGGTCTTGGGATCATCGACGAGTTGACAAAACCTTTTCTTACTGAAGAATCTATTTTAGCAGAACGTATAGCGGACATAGCGATACGAGGCGGCGTAACAAGAACGGGAGCTAAAGTATACAACGACGGTTCTGGAGAGTTTGGTGTGGATGATAGCGGAGCCATCCTCGCTAAGAGCTTCTCTCACGTTTTTGACGCATTCAACCCGGGTGTTGTTGAGCAGGTTGTGGGTGGCATAGGACCTAAACCAGAACTGGGTGGACAAGTTGGATACAACCCAAGTAGGTTAATGACTGCGTTGACTGCGCCTGATGGCAGAGATGCTCGTGGTAATGTGAGACAGTTCGAGGAAGAAATCGCAGCTTTTATCACAGGTATTAGAGAGCAAAAGATAGACGCAGAAAAAGTAGTTAAGTACGGCGCTGCTCAATACGGCACTGCCACACGAGGTGCAGCACAGATATTTAATCGTGCGGCTAAAGTCGAATCCCGCATGGATCCAAACAATGTTATCGATGCGTATGCAAAGGCAAACGAAGTATTGTATACTCTTCAAAACGACATGTTTAGGTTGGTTAAAGATATGCGCCAGCTTGGTATGGAAGAAAGAGAAATTCGTAGAGCTTTGAATAGGTACAAGGTAGGTAACGCAAATAAAATAATGCGTGGTGAGTTTAGTCCACAAAATGTATCTGATCAGATAAGGACCAAGGCTAGAAAAACACAAAGGGAACTTGGAGGAGAGTTTCCAATAAGGGAGATAAATGCTATACGCAGAAGCCTGCTTCGTAGAAAGCTAACTGGTGAACCTATCGAAGTAGAAAGACCAGAAATAGTTGACGAGTTAAGTAGTGCCACGGTCCCCGAACCACGGACCTTGGAAACAGCGCAGGCACCCACACAACCAGTTGCCGCAGCTACGGCTCCTCCCGTGGCAGCGCAAGCGGGAACCGCTTTAGCCCCTTTAGCGGTTCCCGCAACAAATCGATTAGCTAATGCAAACCCAATCACGCTTCCTGATCCGAGGGATCAGATGTTAGCACAAAGATTAAGAGGTGTAGGATGAACAAAGATCAACTAAGACAAGAACTTGCAGACGACGAGGGATGTAAGTATTTGATTTATTTAGATCATTTAAATTTACCAACTTTCGGTATCGGTCACCTCATCACCGAAGCGGACCCTGAGTTTGGTGAACCTATTGGTACGGAGGTATCTGAAGAGCGAGTGCGTAGAGCATTTCTTCTAGACGTTGCCGTGACCATAGACGAATGCAAAGTATTGTACGATGACTTCGATGATCTGCCTGAAGAGTGTCAGCATGTCATAGCTAACATGATGTTTAACATGGGTAGGCCTCGCCTATCCAAGTTCAAAGGCATGAAAGCTGGATGCGATGCTCGGGACTGGAACAAAATGGCAGACGAGATGGTCGATTCGCGGTGGCATGATCAGGTTCCAAATCGAGCCAAGCGTTTGGTTAAGCGAATCCGTGATCTCGCTAACGACTAATGGCTACCAAAATAAACGAAAATACAGAGGTTGCCTTACCTCTACGCAACATCATAAGTATGGTGGCTGCTGCATCCGTAGCAACGTGGGCATACTTTGGTATTATAGAACGACTAAACCAAATAGAAACTAACATCACAATGATGGAGTCTGACTTAAACCAGAACACAGAATTCCGCATCAAGTGGCCTCGTGGTGATATGGGCAGTCTTCCAGCAGACAGTGAACAGTTCATGCTGATAGAACATTTAGCCAACCAACTGGATGACTTGTCCACACAGATAGATGAAGGCCGTGCGCCATACGACCAACAACAAAAGTTAACTCTAGAGTTCTACGAGAAACGTATTACTGTACTAGAAGAGAACATAGAAAAACTAAGAAATGGAAATCATTAAAACCATAACTCTTATACTATATCTGGGCGGTGATGTAACTGAGCACACCGCTTACGAACAGATATCTAAATGTCTTAAAGCAAAGCGTACCATCGAAAGAAATCTTTACAAGGAAAGTAACTCCGTTAGGTACTCCTGCGAGAATAAAACCGTTGAAATATCCAAAAATTCAGACGGTACGACTTATATTGTAAAAATAATAAAATAGTTTTAAACGCTAAGTTGCTGTGTTTACTTAATAAAAACATCGATTCTCGTGGAGCTCGTGATTAATGGACGTACCAATATACCCTCAAAGCCCTGAGAATCGCTGTCCGAGGTGCCAAGCACCACTAAAAGTGATCCAAGTGCATGGTCATGGGCAGTGCAGCTACTGTAAGGCAGTGATCGATGACTGCTGTCAGGGTGAAACCTGTTCGGTTACGTCTTCAGACCAGAAATCCTATCGCACCTAGCTCCGCTAACCACAAACTTAGACAACTCTGGGTTGTTCATCACTTCGATGGTCATCTCTGCTGCCCGATCGTTGCACTGACCGATGGTCTCATACGGTCCACGCATGTCCTCGAACACTTTGCAGTTTGATGTATCAGTAATTAGACACACTAATATCATTGCCTCAAACATTGTCGCTCATTCTACCTCACCCCAGTTGTTCACGAGTGCCATGTCAACTTCAAACGGTACTTTTAACTTTGGTATGCAATTCTCCATGATGTCTACAATTCTGTCCGCCTGTTCTTTTGACTCTATGCTAAAACATAATTCATCATGCACAGTTAACATAGGTATCAAACCTTCTTTGTAGCAGTCAACCATTGCTTTTTTTGTTTGATCCGCGCTTGAACCTTGAATTAATTTGTTCAAGGCTTTGTATGTAAAGGCGCGGCGTATTCTGCCTTTGCCTCCATATTCTTTTAAAGCCTCTTCTAGCTTTAACGCTTTACTAAACCCAAAAGATATGGGCTCCCACATATCGAACCTGCATTTACGTCCTAGCCATGTTCTTATTGATCCCTTACTCATTGCATGTTCAGCGGATAAGTCTGCTATACCCTTAACGAAAGGGACATTCTCGTGATATTGAGCCAACAAAACTTTAGCCTGCTCCTCATCAATGTCCATTACACCGGCAAGCTTCTTACGACCCATACCATACATAATTCCAAGGTTAACAGTCTTTGCTTCCTTTCGAGTAATGTTGGCTAAGTCTGCGACCATCTGATGAAAGTCAGCGTTGCCCTTCTGATACATTTCGACTACAGTATCAATCTCTGGATGGCGATGTAAATCGGGCAATTGAGCGCAGTAGTGCGCTAACCAACGAGGTTCTTGAGAAGCGTAGTCAAAGCTGCCCCACTTTGTTCCTTCTTCCGGCAGGAACAGTCCACGGATTAACGCTTTAATCTCTGGGTCTCTCGCCGGGATTTGCTGTAAATTGGGGTTGCTCGACGAAAATCGTCCTGTAACTGTCCCCCCTTCATCAGAACGAAGAGGATTAAAGTCACAATGGATGCGACCATTACACGAATGTTCAAGTATTGTCTCAACAAAGGTAGTGTTTGCCTTATTAAATTCACGCAATTTCACAATCTTCTGTGCAATTGGATGCGTGTGATTCACAAGAAACTGTTTTGTAAAGGACGGAGCGTTAGAGTTTTCTGTCCTATGATATTTAAGACCAAGGGAATCGAACGCCTTTGCTATAGATGCAGCCTCCCAAGGAGAGACAGAGACCCCAGTCTCTGTCTTTATCTCTTTAAGTAAATTATCCTCGCGGTTTTGCAGATCTTTCTTGACTAACTCCGCTTTGTCTATGTCTACTCTAACGCCTTTGGTCTTCATGTCTAGTAGGCAAGGAAGTAAGCTTGTTTCAAGCTCAAAAATACTTGAAACTTTTTCCTTTACAATGTCTGCACGAAGCCTGTCCCAAAGGCGCAAGGTTACCGCAGCGTCTTGCTCGGCATATCTTCCAACGAAGTTAGCATGCAACTGCCACATACCAGACTTCGGGTTAACACCGTGCATTTCGGCAGCGGAACGAAGCATTTTTTCGTTCTTCCACTCACCAAGGTACTCACCAGCCAACGAGTTTAAGTTGTAGAACCTGCGGTTCTCGTTCAACAGTGGTGCTGCAATCATTGTGTCAATGATTTTACCTTGTACTTCAATACCGGCCCACCGCAACCAGCCCAGATCATACATTGCATTGTGCATGACCTTCTCTATGTGCGGGGTTTCAAGCTGTTTCTTTAACCAGTTGATGACAGTTTTTTCTGGCATATTTCCACCAGCCTCGTGGCGGATAGGAAAATAACCCACAAAATCACCCGCTGCTACGGCAAATCCAATGACGTAACCATCGTTCCGGCACCATCCCGGTCCCAATGTGGTTAAGTTAGGGTCTCTGGTTTCCAGATCAATTGCCATGCGCTCACAGTTTGTAAGGTCAGGCAACGACGATGGCGGTGACCACTCCTCTTCGTCGTCAAATAAATCAGTCTTCATTAACTCGCTCCAAAGCGTCTGTGGGTTCTTGTGTCCAAACAAATATAGGCGTTCCTTTGCCTATATAAGCACCGGATACGTTAAACGAAAAGTATTCCACCGCCTCCTCATGCGTCATGTCGTGTTCTTCTACAAGGATCTCAATACATTTGGCAGCGTCATACGCCAACACGTTATCATCCCCGCATCTTTCAGCTATACCAAGTATAGCATTATCAAAGCCATCAGCTATCATCGCAGTCATTTACAATTTCTCCTCCAAGTGCGGCATAACCTATGATATCTACCCATGAGTCATCCTTTGTTGCGTCTTCAGCCAGTCTTGCTAACTTTAATCC